GTATTATACATCATATCTAGTGTGTGTGTCAAGTGTTTTAATCATCTTTACCGCTATGGGTTCTTTTTATTATGTGGAACATCAAATACAAATGTTATTCTACTACAATCACCGATGTTAAGTGCTCCGTGCATAAGCTTATTATTAAACCAAAATAGAGTGCCCGGTTCAATATCAATAGATTGACCACCAACAGTATATCTATATCGACCTAATAATGACAAATGATATCTATCTTTGTTTTGATAATATGTGCCTTGGTCAATATGTTGGCCAACTTCGCCACCAACCTCTAATGATAGAAAACCACATCGGCAAAATTTATGAAAGTTTCTTTTTAAAAAATAAATGATTTCGGTGTGATGTTCATAAGCTGGAGTTAATATGTTTATTTCAGAATCGCCAACAAAGTCTTCAGCTTTCTCAACGCCACCTACCACTAATTGCAAAACACCAGCAGGAACATCATAATAACCACGGTCTAATAATGATTGAGCTCCTTCAATGTTTCTTTGTGCTTGCCAATCATCCTTAAATTCTTCTAATTGTTTTACAATCTTTGAGACATTGATACCTGTTTTAATGATACGAATATTATCCAAAGAAACCCTCCAATGAATTTTTCTTTTCAATTGTCCAATCCATACAATCCAATACTATTTTAATTGGTTCAATAAAGGCCTTTTCAAATTGTGTATCATAATCAATATAGTTATCAAGGCAAAATTCTTTAGGTAATCTACCAGGATATGAAATGACCATATCTTTAAATGGGTTAGGTTGTTTAAGATAAGTGAATTTTAGTTTTTCACCATCTTGTATTTTAGGGTATTTCTTTTCAAGGCCCAATAGTTTAAGATGATGGTTATATAGAATAGCACCCTTTACATGAATGGGTGTTCCCTTTTTATACATGATAACTGAATCAGAATATTCTTTGAGGCCATTTAGGCCTCTTGGGAAAGAAATTTCTTCTGGTGGTAATTGTTTAAATGTTATACGGAAGTCTTCAATAAAATTATGAATATCATCTTCGGTGCCACGCATCATAATTGTAATGGCTTCTTTCATCTTTTGGCGAATCGCCGATGGAGTTGATGACTTAATCATTTCAAGTCCCATAACTTTCATCTGTGGTTCATTATATTGAACGCCTTCATTATTATACACATTTAAAATATATCTTTTCTTGGCAGTCCAAATACCTTTATCACAAAGTGCTTCTCTTTTCATTTGCATTTTCTGTTCATAGGCATTTACATATGTAGCCAATTCTTGATAGCTCTCATCAATATATGGTTGAATTTTATCTTCACACACTTTGTCCATAAATTGTATAATGGATCCTGGGTTTTTATCGCCAGTATAAACTTTATTTACCAATGGACCAAGGCGAAGATAAATCGAATCGGTATCAGAAGCAATTACATAATCTTCCGATGTCTTTAATAATTTATTCATGTATTCATTAAGTTTCTTTTCAATCCAACGAATACTTAATTGGCCTGCCATTGTAACAGCAAGAGCCATTCTTAAATCATAGAAACGGAAATACTGTGAACCTAGGGCACCATAAGCTGAATTAAGTGAAACCTTTTTAGCTAACTGAAGATTTTCATATCTTGCCACAAGGTTTTTAATTTCTTTTCTTTTACTTGGGTCTTTTTCATTTTCATAATCTTGTTTAGATTTAAGCATCAACTTCTTAAATTTACTTCGGTCATCATACATTTCTTCCATCATTTGTGGTAAGAAACCTCTTTTATCAGTTCGGAAGAATTGACCATTTGGAGTAAGTGTAGTATTTTTAAGTTTTGATAAATCAATTTGTTTATCAATCATCTTATCAACTGTCACTCCTGCCATAATAATGTCACGCATCTCAGGAGAATAATTTGCTGGTTCAATCAAAGTTTCTGGTGAAATATTAAATTGCATCATCAAATGTGGGTAAAGTGAATTCAAATCGAATGATGCTACCCAATCATGCTTGCCAACTTGTGGGTCTTTTACATAGGCACCTTCAAAGGCCGAATCTTTTTGTTTGACAGTCTTTGGCGGAACAATAATCTTTTTTTCAAGAAGATAATTATAGATGATGGCGTCCCACATTCTAGTCTGTGCAAAGATGTCTTCATAGTTGGTTTTGGTATCATAGGCCAAAGTTAAACCAAGTTCAATCAGTTTAAGTTTGTTTTCAAGTTTAAAGATGAGTTCTACATCCTTGATATTATACTCAATAAACTTTTGATAGTTTTGACGATACAGAGCATGAAGATTATCATATTCATCATATGATATTTTACCTTCACCAAGTTCAACTTGAGAAATATTATCTAAGCGATATGATTCTTGTGATTTACCACCTGGTGCATACCATCGATATAACTCAATGTAATCAAGGAAAGATACACCTAGAAATTCATAGGCAATTAATTCACGGCCATTAATTAATGTTTTACGATTGTTAATTACATTCCATGGAGATAGTTTCTTTGTTTCATCTTGGCCTAGGAGTTTATTAAATCGATTTACAAGATATGGTATATCAAAGAATTTAATATTCCAACCAGAGAGAACATCGGGACAATTTTCTTGCCAGAATTGTAAGAATCTTTTACATAACTGAATCTCATCGTCACACTTGATATACTTTTCGTTGCCTTGAAGTTGATATTCACCACATCCAAATACAACGATATCGCCAGTCATATACTTAATGGCAATAGCTGTCACGGGTTCATTAGCTAGATATGGGTCGGGAAATCCATTTTCAGAACCAACTTCGATATCGATAACAGCAATTGAAATGTTTTCAATATTCCAATCAATCATGCCTTTTTGCTCATCAGCAATAAAAGCATACTGATAGTTGGTGTTACCATAGATTTTAAAGTTTGCAACTTCTTCATATCGTTTAGCAAAGTCTCGAGCCTCACGAATAGATTCAAACTTCATAGGCTCAAGGTATTCACCATCGAGTGTTTTGAATTCAGTTGTTTTTTTAGAAGGTAAATATAATGTAGGTGTATAAGGAACTTTTAATTTAACACGCCTGCCATTATTAACACCACGATAAAAAATACTATTGCCAAAAGAGGCAACATTTGTATAGAATTTTGTCATTCAACCATTATATCAGATTTTTGGAATAACAGAGGCAATTTCAATACCTACACCAAACATTTTATTATATTGGTTTTCCAATTCACGAACTGGTGTTGTAACAGCAAGAATATTATCCATTGAAATGGTAATGCCCTTTTTAAATTCTTCAGCGAATTCTAGGAATGGTGCAAAACCCATTACAGGGCCTTCTTTAGTTGGTTGAACAATCACTTGAACAGGCTGTTTAATGACCACCACATCGTCTTTGGTGCAATCTAATTCACCAATGAGTGTCTGTGTTGATTTAAGTGTGATTAATTTAATAGACATTATTCTTCTCCTGACATAACATTTCCAGGTAATACACCAATAGTTACCCAGCGTTTAGGAAAAAGCATTTCTCTTCCACGAAATTCATTCATTTCACGGGTTGGGTCTTGCACCCATCCTAAAATTTCAACCATGTTATCATATTCCCGAAGGTATAAATCATATCTATCGGCTCTTGGCATTTTGTATTCAATTGCTAACTTCTTGGCTAATTCACGAGTGTTCATTATTTTCTTTCTTCAAAATCATAAAAAAAATCATTGTTGATTCTGGCAGAATGTTTAATATTTTTTTCTACCGAATACAACTTTGACGCTATTTTAAAATCTGGTATCTTAAATTCAGGAACAGTTAAAGAAGCATCATAGAATAATGTTTTGTTATTTGGTTGTGAAGCAAATTGACCATTATCTAATTTAATAAAGTTATAGCTTTTATGTTCTTCCGCTGTTTCAGAAAATCCTGTATTTAAGTATCCAGGGTCATTTTGGCAAAAATCTACGGTGAACATGTATTCACCATAATGCCATTTTTTGTCTTTGTCCAAGAATTTACATTTTAACATTCGTAAATTATCTTTTTCAATGACAGTAATATTATAACTCAAACAGTCCCAAATTTGCAAGTAATCCAAAGGTAATATTGCATTTTTAAGGTCAGTTTGTCTTGTTACAAAAGCATGTAAAGGAAGCTTATCATAAATGGCGCCATAATTGGGCAATAGTGCTTCAATGCGAAACGCTTGACCTTTGATACATTTTATGGTTAACCAAATACAAGGTTCATATTCACCATGGCCTTTTTCAAAGTC